GATCCTGAGTCCACGAGTCTTGAGTCCTCCAGGCAAATTGGAAAGTGTGCCCGCATCGACCAATTGTCGTAACAGGCTGGTAGCGGATTTAGCTAAACCACCAATCATGTGGATAAGACCAAGATTATAGAAGCCTATACCAGGCACATACCCGTAATGTACAAAATGCTGTTTCTTCACCTTGTTCTCGTCGTCCTCTAGCCAATTCCTGTAAATAGACAGGATAGTGGCGCTGGCCTTGTCGATAGTGATGACATAAGGAAGCGCCACGCCATCCGGGTCTTCAAAGCCCAGGAGGTCGAGATCGACGTGCATCTCCAGAAGCTGATGGCGCTCGTCGCTGTCGTAAGAGGGACTGACACCACCGATATCATTATATTTTTTCGTGATCGGATTTTCTTCGATATGCGATGTCGTCAACTCCACATCACGGTAGAATCCGCTGACCTGAAGCTTCTTCACCTGATTCGTGCTTCGCGCCATTACATGGGTATAGCGTTCCGCCTGTCCCAGGTCCGCCTCGTTATACGCAACGACAAAATCCTCGGCTGGCACGAACATCGAAGTCGGTCTATTCAGCGAAGGATCGAAGTAGATCTTGCGGAACGCGGACCCGGCGAGCGGCAGGCTGAACAGAAGCTTCTCGGTTTCTGAGCGATACTCGGTCATCACCTCCAGAAGCTGATAATTCATGTAATTCTGAACACGCTTCGCTTGTTGCTCGCGCTCCAGGCTCGCTACCCCCCATATCTGGGTTTTGACCGGACCCTTGGCAGGAATGATTTCCTGAATCGTCTCGCTCTGGAAGCGCACGACCGCTTCGGACAACATGGGATGAAAAACGCCACAGGCTCCAGCCCACGGCGTAGTACGGTCTTCGATCTCCAGCCCTAGATTGTCGAGTCCCTCCTTGTACGTCTCTTCCCAGTCGCTTCTACTACTTTTGTCTGCGCTGAACTTGGCGATCAGGTCAACCGCAATAGTTCGCAATTCGTTGTCGCTTACAGCCTCTGCAAGATTAGAGGAGAATTCCGTCTCTATGTTGTCTAAGTCAGACAACGGATCGAAGTCAATCTCGACTCCACCATCCTCCAGTTCAGTGACCAGCGTTTCGCCGGGAGTCTCTTCCTCCTCGACAACTACAAATCCCTCTGGCCCCACATCGAAGTCATCCTGACTGAATAATCCTTCCAGAGACTTATCTATCGGCATAACTCATCTCCGGTTTCACAGGGTTTTCGCAGCCGAGACAGGTCAGGGGATATCCCGCGTACCGGGCACTATCTCTGAAACTGAAGCGTCTCTCGTTTAGTTTCACTTGACACTCAGGACATAGCGAATCCACAAACTTCCTACGATTTTTCTGCTGCAACACATGGTATCGTTCCCACCGATCATAGGATTTATCCGCCAGCTTCATCCACTCTGCGTATGATACAGAACCATCAGCACTAGAAATTGTGTCGAGGGCAAGCAGTATTACCTTCTGAGCACAAGCGTAGCTACAAACAACGATAGCCTCCTGTCCCGCCCACAGGCCACCGACTTCTGTCTGCTCGCCACACACACTACAGACAGGAACCTCGCCCGCAGCCCCTGTGATGTCGTACTGTAGATTGCTAATAGTAATCCGCCTTGCGATTAGGCACCAATTCGCCCCACGGCTCGTCGCTGCTCAAACTAATAAAGCCGCCTTGCCTAAATCTTAGCAACGCTTGAGTCGATGAGTCAACCAAATCATCATGGTCCCCGGTTGGGAAAGCGGCAAACTGCTCTATCACTTCCTCTGCCCACCTTTTCTTTGGCGCCCAGACATTACCGCTACTGAACAAGTCCGATACAGCGTTGACTCTGGCTACCTTGTCGCGGCCCCTGCTCGGTGTGTACTCCGCGACGGGGATGCCCATGCGACGAAGCTCGAAAATGAGAGGGGTGCCCGCAGCCTTGGCTTCGACTATGAACGCATCAGGTTCGTATTCCTTGTACATCTCATAAGCGCGTCTCTTCAAATCAGGGAATTCCAACCGCTCCTGTAGGGCGTCCAACAGGATGATGTTCGCTTCCTTGTCCTCGTTGTAAAACACACCCCAGGTCGTACACGCACTGTAGTCCGCTGTTTCCTTGGCGAGGAACGCCGTGTCCCACGACTGGATCACAAAATCGCATTTCGGTGGATCGCCCTTCGTCCAGTCCTTCCACCATTCGCGCTTGATAATCGCGGACTCTTCGGACGTGGGGTCTTGCTGATACTGCGTACTCCACTTCGATATTGGAAGCTCTGCGCGTAGTACCTCTAGCTGCTCTTTCGGCCAGAATCCGGGCCACAACGGATTGCCGCTAGGCAGGATCGCGGGTAATTCGATGATCTCCCACTCGTCGGCACCACCTCTCTCTATCGACGCTCTGACGATCTGACCCGTCAAATCCTTCTTCGACCAGCGGGTCATCACCACGCAGATCGCGCCACCAGGCTGTAGCCGCTGACGCGGACCAGACGTGTACCACTCATATGTCTTGTCGTATACAGACGGATCATTCATTGCGGCTTCTTGCTCCGAATGAGGATCGTCCACGATAAGAATGTCCGCGCCCTTACCCGTTACCGCACCGCCTACGCCGATAGCGAAGTAATCACCTTGCTGGTTGGTGTTCCAACGACCGGCTGCCTTGGAGTCGGCGCTCAATGATACGTTCGGGAAAATTCTGCCGTAGTCAGGAGAACCAACCAAGTTACGGACCTTACGCCCAAAACCAACAGCCAACTCTGCCGTGTGTGATGTCTGAATCACCTTTTTGTCTGGATATCTGCCCAGGTACCACGCTGGAAACAGATGCGAGGCGAACTCGGACTTGGTGTGACGTGGCGGCATATTGATGATCAAACGCTTTAGCTCGCCTTCCGCTATGCGATTAAACGCATCTGCCATGACACGATGATGGTCGCCCTCTATGAACGCAGGCCAAACACGTCGCACAAACACGAGAAAATCAGAGTGGGCAGCCTCGCGATCCCTCGCATCACCCAACTCCTCCAGAAGATCCAAGATCTCCTTCTGTTGGTCGAGCGGCAGAACGCCTACCTGGCTTGAGATGACAGCTAAGTCCACCTAAAGAATCTTCCCAAGATCATCTGCGAGTTTATGAAGAGTAGCAACAGTATGCGTGATCACTGGTGGTGCCTTATCAGCAATGCCCAAAGTCAATCCTTGGGTCAAGCCCTTGGAAAATGCCTTGTCGTCCGCCGTGGGTTTGCCCAGATCCTCGACAGTCTTCGGGTTGATGACCAATGACGTGCCAAACGCTAGATGCGGAATCACACCACAAGTAGAGAACTTCACATGGATGTTGCCTTCCTTGTCGTACCAAACGCCCGCGTCCACACTCACCCCGTCGCCTGGCCCACCCTCCGGCCCAGCCCATACCGTCGCTTGATTGCCGTCCGGGTTCACGTAATGCCACTTCATCACGTCCGACACAGTAACACCAATATGGGCGCTGACCTTGACCTCGAAGCCCCTGCCGTCGTGTGAATCCACAGAAGCAGATACGCCCTGCTCCTCGTTCACAGTCTCCACATCACAAACATGGTCGAAATTCCACTTGTCAGTGCGCGACCACTTCTCTCCAATTTCCTTCCTAAAATAGAAATTGCCGTCCTTGTCCGCATAAAATACGTCAGCGTCAGAACTGTTGCTTACATAATAACCGGGAGGAACATTCTGACCTGTCATTTAAGACCCCATCTCACCATGCGCCACCACCTCGCTCCAGCGGATACTCGTCGCGCGTAGCGGCAACGCGCAGTCGATCCATTTGCCTACCGTATTCCCGCCCTCACCGTCGCCCACACTACCGTGGCCGTTTGTGTCGTCTAAGTATTTGACCTCGATCCACTCGCCATCCCAACTGACCACCTCATCGAACCAGATCACCGACCCGTCTCGCATCTTGAGCCAGCGCGACCATGAATCGTTGGCGCGTATCGGACATCCCGCCTCTTCCGGTGACACACTCATTCGCCACATACAAGACCTCTATTAAAAGCCGCACCTATCATAATTCCCTAACCTAACAACTTGATTCACCATGGTAAAGCCGAAATTTTGCGAAAAATTTTTGGAGAGAAAGAGAGGGCGCTTATATTAAGGACAAAGGGGTGAGAATTAGCCGGTATCTTGAGCAGAACCCTGTTTATTGTTGGCCGCCCGCGCCAGCGCCCCAGGCGTTGCCCCCACCCCACTGGTCCCCCCACCGCCCCCCGCGCCCGCGCCTGCCCGCGCCTGCCTGCGTCCTCCGGTCTCGCGTGTGGTCGCCCACGGCGACCGTCGCCTTGCGGGCTCCAACTGACCGCTGTTCAGGTGGGCGAGCGGAGGCGGTCCAGCCATGCTTCCGGCGGCGAGTAGCGGCGAGTGGCGGCGAGTGGCGAAAGGCCAACGCTCAGAGCCCAGTAACTACGCCACTTCATAAATTGATTCCCCTTTTGACTTGCGCCCCTTGCGGCCATTGAGTACGTTCCCTCTATGAAACACGCCACGCCACGCCAGACGGAGACAGACCACATGACCGACACGCTCACCGTCACCCAGAAAAGCAACTACGGGCAGACCGTCTTCTACCCGGCCTGCGACCTGGCGCGACTGTTCGCCAGCATTGCCAACACCACCACACTGACCGACCGCGCACTCCGGCAGATCGAAGACCACGGCTTCAAGGTCGAGATCGAACGCCCCACCACCCAGACCTGGAGGTAGACCACATGGCGACACGCAGACACTACACCGCCAAGACCGAAGATGGCCGATACGGCCTGACCTCAGACGGTGAACTCTGGAAACTGGCGGGACGCAACAGCTACCTGGCCGGATACGTTGCGGACCGTGAGAACATCGAATACGCCGCCGAAGTGGCCGATGAGGAGATGGAAAGCCTGCTGGCCGATGCCCACGCTGAATTTGGAGAAGCCAAATGAAGACACGCGAATCGTTCCTACTCCGAGCCACGACGGTCCTGCGCCAGTCGTACCGCAAGCACGGGTACGAGTTGCCGGAAGTCCACGTCTCCGTTGGCTTCCCGTCCAAACGGGCCACGTCCAAGAACAACAGGTGTATCGGCCAGTGCTGGCACGGGGACGATCAGAAGAACGGAAAGGCCCACCTGTTTATCAGTCCGACGCTTGACGGCCCCGGCGCTCTGGAAACCCTAGTCCATGAACACGTCCATGCCTTTCTGCCCGCTGGCGTGGGGCACAAGGGGCCATTTAAACGGGCAATGGGCAAAGTCGGCCTGACCGGAAAGCCAACCGCCACGTCAGCCGGGAAAGCACTGAAGGCCAGCCTCGCCAAGCTGGAGACCAAGCTGGGCGGCTACCCGCACGACACGCTGAACGTCAACGCTGGCAAGAAAAAGCAGACCACGCGCCTCATCAAGGTCGAGTGCGCCCC